TTACTGCGTGTAATGCACCTTTTTATAGATTGACCGCCGGCGAGAAGGAGTACAAGCTCAAGCTCACGACGGCGACAAAAATCGAAGTGGAAGACCGTATAGGCTGCAGCCTGCTTGAAGCTCTCGACAAGCTGGCATACACCAAGGTCTTTGCAGTGACCCTCTGGGGCGCGCTGCAGAAATACCAGGCGAATATGACGCTCCCCAAGACATATGAGCTCATCGATGCGCTTGAAGCCGAGGGCTTTACCCTCGAGGACAGAGCGGACACATTCCTCGGCATTATGAAGGTGTCCGGTTTTTTTACACCGGAACAGATAGCGGACATGGAGCGGGAGGACGAGGAGACGGAGTAATCTTCTCCTCGTCCTTCTCCTCGGCGACCGAATGGGTCGCAGATCTCAAACCTCGCGCTTTTGCGGTCGAGATAACCCCGGACGAATTCTGGAGCATGTCGGCCGGAGAGGTTGAAGACCTTATATCCGCAAGGCAAAAGGCAGAAAATGAGCGGCGTAAATGGCAGTTACAGCTGATATGGAATCTCGGACAGCTCAATTCTTTCGCGTTTAACGACCCGAAAAAATATCCTACGCTTGAAAAGGCGTTCCCGTCAGCTTTCGGCATGCAGCAAACCGGGTGGATGGTAATCAAAGCTCGGATGTCCGCTTATGCCAAATCAAAAAACGCCGCAAGAAACGCCGCAAGGCACAGGGCAGGTGAAAAAAATGACAGTTGAAGAACTGCAAGTACTGATTACAGCAAACACCAAGGACTTTAACGCCAAGATTGATAAGGCGAACAAGAGGCTGGGGTCGCTCGAACAGCAGGCAACGCGCACGGGAGCGGGTGTCGGAAAGCTTTTTACAGGCTTAAAAACGGCCGCTGCCGTTGCGGCTATACAAAAAGTAGTGAGCGAAGTCAAGAAGCTGACGGACGCATACGCGGAAAACGAAGCCGCGCAGATGGGCTTGTCGAGCATATTAACTGCGCAGGGAAAAGACCTGAACGCCGCGAAAGCGTGGCTCAAATCGTACACTAAAGACGGTCTTATCCCGATGATGGACGCTTACACCGCGTATAAGAGACTCGCGGCGGCAGGGTATTCCGACGAGCAGACACAGTCCATACTGACCAACCTGAAAGACTCGGCGGCATTTAACCGTCAGGGCAGTATGACGATGGGCGAAGCCATCAAGAGCGCAACCGAAGGTATCAAAAACGAAAACAGCATTCTTGTCGACAACGCCGGCGTTACAAAAAACCTGTCCGTTATATGGGACGAATACGCGGCATCGATAGGCAAGACTGCAGCAACGCTGACCGACGCAGAAAAGCGCATAGCCACGACACAAGGCATCATGCGGGAGACGGCATTCCAGACCGGGGATGCTGCGAAATATTCGAACACCCTCGCAGGAGCGCAGGCCGCTTTGAAAGCTCAGACAAAAATGTTGTCAAGTGCGCTCGGGTCGATGTTTGCGCCGGCTTTGCAGCAGTGTATTCCGCAGGTCACGGCGTTGCTTGAAAGATTGACCGCTCTCGCCGAAAAAGCCGGGCAAGTTATGGCTATATTGTTCGGCACGTCGAGTGCAACGAGCCGGACATCGTCAAACACCGCCAAGCTTGCCAATAGCACACAGCAAGTGTCCACAAACCTCGGCAGTGCGGCGAAAAAGGCGAAGGATTATAAAAACGCTTTGCTCGGCATCGATGAAATCAATCGTCTCGGAACGCCGGATACCGGATCTGATAGCGGCAGCGGAGGCGGAAGCAGCACAACGGTATCAAGCGGGGGGAACAATTTCAACAGCCCGCTGTCTAACGCTAACAATGTTATTGACCCGAAGCTTGCAGAGCGCGCAGAGGAGCTGAAGCAGAAATTCAAGAAGGTCAGAGAAGAGCTTGAAAAATGGGAACCGGCGTTTATCGGAGCCGGTACTGCAATAGGTTCGTTCCTACTTATTTTTGAAGGCGCCAAGCTTTTCAAAAAGATAAAAGACCTCGGGGGAATTGTTTCCGCTTTTAAGTCTTTAAAGTTCGTGAGCAAGCTGTCTACAATAGGCGCGAGCATCAAAGGTGTTTTTACTGCATTAGGTACTGCGCTTGGCGCAAGTGCCGGAGCTGCGACTGCCGTAGGTGTTGCTGTGGTTGCTGCGGTAGCCGTGGCAATTGCGGCGGTGGTTTTACTGATAGTCTATTGGGACGAAGTGAAAGCAGCTGCTAAAAAGGCGTATGACTGGATAAAAGAAAAATGGTCGTCTTTGGGTGAATGGTTTAAAAGCAATGTTTCCGAACCGATAAAAGAAACGTTTTCAAAAACATGGGATAAAATCAAAGACGTCTTTTCTCCCGCTACTGAATGGTTTGGAACTTTGTTTGGTAGCGTAAAACAGACGTTCGACGATGTTTTCTACGATATCGGCGTTATAGCAAAGGGTTGTTGGGAAATTGTAAAAGCGGCTTGGGACATAGCGGGATCATGGTTTAAAGAAACCGTAATTGGCCCGGTTTCCAACTTCTTCGGCGGAATGTGGGAAAGCTTGAAATCAAAGGCGAAGGACGCCTGGGAGGGTGTTAAAACGGCTTTTTCACCTGTTGTAACTTGGTTTAAGGATAAGTTTACACAAGCGTGGACAGCAGTCAAAAATGTTTTCAGTGTAGGCGGAAAAATTTTTGACGGCATTAAAGAGGGCATAACTGCAGCATTCAAAGCTGTTGTTAATGCAATAATCGGGGGTATAAACAAGGTTGTTGCAATACCGTTTAATGCCATAAACAAGTCGATCGATAAGCTGAGAAATGCAAATATACTCGGCCTGTCGCCATTTGCAGATTTGCGCGACATATCGATACCTCAAATTCCAAAGCTTGCAACTGGTGCAGTAATTCCGCCGAACAGAGAGTTTATTGCGATGCTCGGCGACCAGAAAAACGGCACGAATATCGAAACGCCGGAGAGTTTGCTGCGAAAAGTCGTCAAGGAAGAAAGCCGCGGCAGTGATGGCGGCGACTGGCATATACAGGTCGTGCTTCCTGACGGTACGATAAAAGGAGAGGCTATAGTAACCGCTGTTCAGAGATATAATCAAAAGAGCGGAAGAACAGTTATTCCATGCGACATATAAAAAGCAGCCCCTCTGAAAGGGGCTGCTTTCAATATGAAACAAAGGAACCGTAGAGAACTTTATCTTCAATTTCCGCATATGTAAGACTTGTTCCTTGTGAAGCGTAAGACATCTGAATTACAAAATCGCTGCGTAACTGTGCGCCGTAGGAGTTTTGTGAGTCAACCCACGCGCTGACCGTAACAGTGTCTTTATAGCGCGATACAATCCATGCGCTTGTATCCGTGAGGTTGGGGAACGACGCGGCTGATGGAGTCTTGAGGTATTGCTTAACATGTTGTTCTGCCATGCCCTTGTAATAATTTGACTCGTAGGAACTGAGATAGTAATCTTCAATGTTTGCGAGGGCTCCGCCTTTTTTGGAGTTGAACAGCTCGACTCCGCCGCTCGAAATGTAACTCGTCTTTCCATTGGAAACGACAAGCGTTCCGGATATCTTATCGTTCGAAAATTTAAAGCTTTTATCTGTCGAGTTTGATGATAATGATTCAAAGTAAATCGGAGTGGAAATTCCCACTTTTTTAAAGTCGTTTATAACTTTTTGAGCCTGTTCATCCGAGAGGTCAGCATAGAGCTTAAGTGCTTGGACTGAGACGTCGCCAATATTTTGCGACGCAGCGGCTTCTGTCATCGGCGGCTCGCTCGTCTTGTTTTTGTCCTTGCTTTTATCTTTGCTTGCTTTCTTTTCTTCTTTAAGTTGTGATTCGGCGGCAAGCTTTGAATCATATTCAGATCTCTCTTCGGGGGTCATGTTGTTGTAGTTGGTTTGCGCCCCACAAAACATGAATATGGTAGATGCAACAAAGCAAATCAAAGCTGCAACGACAAAATTCTTGCGGGGCTTCTTCTTGAAGATTCGCACAACTGCAATTACTAAAAAGGCGATTACGCCTATCGCAGACAAAAGACCAAGTCCAAAAAGAACATTATCCATATTATTTTTCTCCTTTTTCTTTTTAATTTATCATGTTTTATTTTTTATGTCAAGAAAGAAGGTGGGACAGCAGTGGCAACCGCTTTTAATCCCGGCGACAATCCGATAGCTACCGTGGACGGCGTAACTATGCCGGTATATCCTGACTCGGAGGACGGATATAAATGGGAGCTTGAGGACGCTTCGGCCAGCGATGCAGGGCGTACCGAAGATGTCGTCATGCACAAAAAACGCATAGGGCAGACCGATGCGGTAACGCTTAAATTTTCCGGGTTGTCCATAGCGAACGCGAGCAAGATCCTGAAAATGTTCAATCCGGAGTATATAACGGTCAAGTACTTAAATATGCTCGAGGGCGGATATGTAACAAAAGAGTTTTATGTCGGCAACAGAAGTGCGCCGCTGTACAACAGCAGTCTGAATGTTGTTGACAATGTGACCTTTAAAATCGTGGCGCGAAAGGGGTGATGTCATGTATCCAATAACTTCTGCCGGGCTTGCGGCTCTGCGAGAGGATGTAGTGCAGTCCGTCAATATCCTCTGTACGCCTACCAAGGGCACGGCATTTAATATCACCGACAAGGACATCATCGGCGCGGTAACGGTGGACTGGTCGAGCGTCACGGGCGGCAAGCTTGATTTGGGCTCGGCGTGTATGTCAGAACTGAGTTTTACTCTTGAGAATACCGACGGCACGTTTGACGACAAGGTGTTCGAGGGCGCACAGCTGTATGTCACTACGAGCTTTCCCGCAGGCTCGACAAAGGAGACAGTGCCTATCGGCTATTACACGGTGGACAGCCCTCCGCGCAAGCTCAGAAGCATCAAAATAACGGCTTATGACCGCATGGCGAAGTTTAACCGAGCCTATGATACTGAGCTTGCCTATCCTGCAACGCTGTATCAGATAGTCGCCGATGCCTGCACAAAGTGCGGGGTGTCGCAGAAGCTTCCGACAAACACTTTGCATCGGGGTGTATCGATACCAAAACGCCCGGAGGCGGACAATCTGACCTATCGTCAGGTGCTTGTCTGGGCTGCGGAGCTTATGGGCGTGAGCTTGTATATCGACTATGACGGCAAGCTGACAGGCGGGTGGTATGCGACAAACGCCAAGCACACGGTTATAAAAGCTTCGGATCGTTTTACTTCCGGCAATACAGACTTTGCCGAAAACAACATAGTGTTCTCCGGCGTGCGCATCGTCGGAAACGACGAGAACAAGACAGAGTACCTCGCTGGCACAAAGGACTATGCCTTTAACATCGAGGGCAATCTTCTTGCGCAGAGTGATATGAATCTCAGCACACTGGCGGCGGAGCTCAAAACCGCGCGATGCAGTCTTACATACACTCCGATGTCCTGCACGACGCACTCCTTTCCGCACCTCAGACCGCTCGATGTTATGAACTTTGAGACGGCGCAGGGGACGAAAAAGGTCGTGCTGACAAATGTCAAGTGGCAGTCACAGAACCGCTGCACGAAGCTCGAGGGCAAGGGCGAAACGGCAACGCAGTCGGGATATGCCACAATGGGCGCGTTTACACCGAAGCAGCAGGCGGTACTCGAGCAGACCCGCGCTCAACAGGCGGCGCAAATCAACGACTACGAACAGGCGACACTCGCACTGAATGAGACCATCGCAAATAGTATGGGCTTATATGTCACGCGGAAAGCAGACAGCAGCGGCGCGGTAATTACTTATTACCACGACAAGCCTACGCTCGAGGGGAGCAACACTATCTACTGCCGCAACGCCGGTGGTTATGCCTGGACTAATAACGGTTGGAACAACGGATCCCCGAACTGGGAGTACGGTGTATCAAAAGACGGTGATGCGGTTATCCGAAGCATTGCCGCAAACAAGATTTCCGCGAGTTATATCACGACGGATATCCTTTCGTCGCCGACCGGGAAGTTTTCTTTTAACTTGGACACGGGTCACATCGAAGCCTCTGATATCAACATCACTGGCGGCGATATAAACCTTGACGGCGGAATGTTGTCTGTTAAAAGTTCTGACGGATATCGAGTTGATTTATCGTCAGGTTCTATCGAACTTTATCAGGGCGCGGGCAGCAATTCGGACGCTGAAAAAAAGTACATGGGCGTCGGAAATACATTGATATATAAATCCGTTGATGATGTCCTTTTGTACGCTACTTTTGCATCAGCCGATTATTCGCTTGGCGGTCATTCAAACGGAGGTTTTAGGTTCGGAAAATCGCTTAATAATGGTCGCGACTTTGACACCACTGCAAAGCCGTATTCTGAGATGGAAAAGGCATGGACTTATGATTACATGCGCGTAGAGTATGATGCGACATATATTCGCCGATTGCTGTCTGTCAATGAAATGGGATATGCGACCGACGCAAGAGAATATCTCGCATATCGGGCTACAGGATTTAATGCGCAGCTGGTCAAATTTACTACAGACTTCGGCGCGTCGTTAGTGGCAGGAGTTCCTGCCTTTTCCGTGCGTGTGAGAGACAACACAACGCAGAGAAACGATTATGTTCGCGCTGATGTTTTCGCGGCGCAGAGCGACCGGGCGGAAGTCAGATTAACAGACCCGAGCGGCAACGCGTACAGACTGACATTTACTCAAAGCGGCATAGCGTTTTGGTCAAATACAACCGGTTCGAAAAAACTCGCTTTCGCATAAGGAGGACGACATGACAAAAGCAGAAATCGAACAGAAAATCGCTGAAGTGCGAGCGCAGGGCGAAGCCTTGCAGAAACACAACGCGCAGCTGATACAGCAGATAGAGGTCAATAAAGTCGAGCTTGCCAAAGTTTGCGGCAAAATCGAACTGTTGTCCGATATGCTCTCAGAACTCGAAAAAACGCCCGTGGAGGGCGAGAATGGGGAGGCGGGAAAAGATGCAGATAAGAACGATAACGGTTGACTATGCCCGCCCTCGCGGGTATGACGTTGGATATCGAGCGGAGAACAACTTCACGGAGTTATCCCTCCCCGTTCCCGCAGAGCTTGAGGGCGCAGACAGCTACCGCGTCTACTTTGAGTCGACGGTCGGCGAGTATCTGCAAACCGAGCTGTTGACTCCTACGGACGGCTATGTGACGGTCAAAATCACGAGCGATATCGTGCCAGAACCCGGCAACATGGCAGCGCAGCTTGTCGCCTTTGCGGACGGCGAGATAGTCGGCTATGCGCCGAGGATAACAGGCACTGCAAAGGTGTCAATCCCGGACGGCACAGAGCGGTTGAGTCACAGCCTTGCCGCCGAAATAGCGCTTAACACCGCCGCACGGCATTCGCACGAAAACAAGCTGGTGCTTGATAAGTTTGACGACTCAAACGGCATTTTGACCTATGACGGCAAAGCCCTCGGCGGAGGCGGCGCAGGAGGTTATGCTATCGGTGACGGTTTAAAGGTGAAAAACGGCAAGCTGTCCGTCGATACCGCGACTTCTGCCGAGCAAGACAATACTAAGCCGATAACGTCGGGAGCAGTCTACACGGCTGTTGGAAATATCAATGCGCTTTTAGCAACAATCTAAGGAGGCTAATATATGAGCACACAGACAGAAATCACCAGACTGCAAAACGCGAGAAATAAGATAAGGACATGGCTTGTCGGGTTGGGGCTTGCCACAAGCACGGACAAGCTTGACGAACTCGCAACTAAAGCCGCCGCTATCAAGAATCAGGGGGCGGTTGACGCGAGCGTCAAAGAGGGCGAGAGCTATACTATCCCCGCCGGATATCACAACGGCAGCGGTACAGTTAAAGGTGTCTCGGGCGGCGGCAATTACAACTTGCAGACAAAATCCGTAACGCCGACCAAAGAGCAACAGTCCATATCTCCCGACCAAGGTTACTACGGCTTATCGGCGGTTACAGTCGGCGCAATCCCCGAAAACTATCAGGATGTTAGCGCAACAACCACCGAAGAGGGCGATGTTCGTGCCAATAAGGTATTTATTAAGTCGGACGGCACAACTGCTACGGGTACTTTAACCGATAACGGTGCTGTGTCAAAGGTTCTCGACGCCACTAAGGGCAACCAGTCTTACACTGTCCCTGATGGCATACATAACGGCAAAGGTGCAGTGAGCATAGTGCTCGAAAACAAGACCGCCACACCTACTAAAGCGGCGCAGGATATCACCCCGACGGCGGGCAAGGTGCTCGGCAAGGTCTCTGTGGCAGCTATCCCCGCCAAATATCAGGATGTTAGCGACGTAACCGCTGCTGCCGGAGATGTCGTGGAAGGGAAGAAAATAGTCGCCGCCGATGGCTCGGTCGTTGAGGGTACTATGGCGGACAACGGTACTCTGACAGGGACGATAGACGGCTTGACGACGACCAGTTACACCATACCCGCAGGCAAAACCTCGGGCGGCACAGTATCACTTACTAACGCAATTGAAACAGCTCTTGCAGCGATTTAAGGAGGCGCTTGCATATGAGTATAAGCTCAAACCTTGAGCGCATAAATGGCGCAAAAAGCACTTTGAAGACTTATCTAACTGATAACAATGTGGCGGTTCCGGACGGGACTAAAATTGATGCTATGGCAGAGCTGTTGAGCGGAGTAAGTGTCGACAAAATCAACCACGCAGATATTCCAAGCTACGTAAAATCTGAGGCGCTGGCGGTGGCGGAAAAGGTTAAAGCGGTGATGAAAGCCGACAGCATTGTGTTTCTTGCGATATCAGACTTACACCACACTGGACCGCAGGTAGATAGCTGGCAGACGAACATTAACGCGGGCAATCTGCACGCTTGCCAAGCCCTAAAGGTGCTATCTTATAGTCTCCCGCAGATTGATTTTGCGTGCATGCTCGGTGACGTAACTTTTGGCAACGCCAAAACCACGACCGAGCTAATGCAGCAGCAATTCGACCAAATCAACGGATGGCTCGGCGAGGCGTGGAAGAATATTCCACAGCTTCGCACGGTAGGAAACCATGACACTGGCGAATACAGCACACTTGTCGGCGCACAGTTCTTAAAAAATAACATCTGGAAGTACAATGAAGGTGCTGTGTACGGCAGTGAAGAATACGGATATTGTTACCGCGATTTTGCGGAGAAAAAACTCCGTGTCATCTGCCTGAACACCTGCGAGGGCGAGACAGTGAGCGGCGAGAACGCTGCGTACTGCTGCTCTCCGGAGCAGTTGCTATGGTTCGCCCAGACACTTTACGCCGTCGGCAGTAAAGCAGACGCGGCGCAATGGGGAATTATAGTTCTCGGGCACTACCCGCTCGACTTAGGCGGCGCCTATCCGACAGGAAACATCGTCAAAGCTTATGTCGCGGGGAAAAGCACGGTGCAGAACGGCGTTACGGTGAATTTTAACGGTCACAATTCTGCAAAGTTCATCGCAAACGTCCACGGTCACAACCATTGTTTCCAGTTTGGGAAATTACACAGCGTGGCTAACGGACAAGGAACGGAGTTTGACGCATGGCGTATGTGTACGCCTAATGCCTGTTTTTACCGCAACAACAGCGGAGTCGTAACGATGAACGGCATTTCGTTTGGAGACCCTGCCCCGCATGACAAGACGGCGGGAACAGGAAAAGACACGGCTTTCAATGTCAACGTCATCAATCCATCGGAGCAGGTCTTATACTCCTTTTGCTACGGTGCAGGTATAGACCGCACAATCGGCTATGCAGCCACTGTATACCACAGTATAACTAATACTTTGACCAACGTCACCACCAGCAATGATGCGGTAGCGGCAGAGGACGGCACGGCATACAGTGCTACTATCACAGCGGCAGACGGGTACACCATGAGCAGCGTCACCATAGCAATGGGCGGCACGGATATAACGTCCACGGCTTACAACTCTGATACAGGAGTCGTCAGTATAGCGGCGGTTACGGGCGATGTCGTGATTACCGCAAAGGCTACAAAGGTTGTGTCGTATCACAATCTTGTGCTTACCGCGATTGATAGCAACGGAGCATCCGCGCCTTATACGGATGGGCAAATGCTGAAATCTGACGGAACAACCTCTGCCCTAAATCACTTCACCGTAACAGGATTTATCCCCTTCGACGGCGGCGCAGTGCACGTCTACCGCATTGGCGGGGATGGTATCACGTGGAACGAATATGGTGCTCGCCTCGCATGGTATAATGCAGATTTCACCCTCAAGGGGAGCGTATTAGGCTATGACCAGCTTGGGCGAAATATGTATTACCCAACCCAAATTGACGACCCCAACGCCGCTGCGGCATTTTCCACAGACGCGAATGTTGCGCCTCCGAAGGGCGCGGCTTACTTCCGCGTATCTGCCAAAGGCAAGGGCGAAAATCTCGTTGTCACGCTTGACGAAAAAATAGAATAACAGGAGGTTAATGATATGAACATCTGTATATCAATCGGTCACGGAAAATCAGCAAAACTATACTGCACTATGTACCGTCGCAGCTTGTGGGCATTTATTTCGAGGAGGTGACTACATGAGCGGTGTAAACATCTTCTTGACGATTCTTAGTGCGTGCGGGACTATATGCGCAATAATCTTTGGCTATATCGCCTATAAGCGGAACGGCAAAAGTGACAACAAAGACGAGGGCAAGAAAGATGGTGTCGTTTTAACGGAACTCGGATACATCAAAAGTGGCGTTGATGACATCAAGAGAAAGCAAGAAAAGCAGGATGACCAGATAGGAAAGGTGGTCGAACGGCTGAGTTCTGTCGAATCGTCCGCCAAACAGGCGCACCACAGGATCGATACGATCGAACAGCAGCTTTATAAAAAATAAGGAGGTTATTTATCATGACGAACAAAGAACTCGCAGCGAAGGTGAAAGATATCGCGCTGCACTACAAGACGCTTTATGTGAACGGCTGCTTCGGCGCACCGCTTACGGCATCCAACAAACAGCGTTATTGCAACAATAACGACTACAACAGAGATCCGAGCAGACAGAAGATGATAAAAGCGGCATCAGCTGACACCTTCGGTTTTGATTGCGTCTGCCTTATAAAGGGCGTGCTTTGGGGTTGGACGGGCGATAAGTCCAAACCCTACGGCGGCGCGAAGTACGCTTCGAACGGTGTGCCGGATATCAATGCGGATACGATGATCCAGAAGTGTACAGGCATCAGCACAAACTTCAGCAAAATCGAAATCGGAGAAGCCCTGTGGTCTCCGGGACACATCGGCGTGTACATAGGCGACGGGCTCGCGGTCGAGTGTACGCCGCGCTGGAAGAACTGCGTGCAGATAACCGCCTGCAATTGCGACAAACCCGGTTGCAATCGCCGCAACTGGTCGAAGCATGGTAAGCTGCCGTATGTCAAATATGTCGCTGACGCGGCACAGACGAAGCCTCAGGGCACAAAGAAGAAATCCGTCGATGAGGTCGCTCACGAAGTAATCAACGGCCAGTGGGGCAACGGCGCCGACCGTATGACACGCCTGCGCAATGCCGGGTATGACCCGAACGAGGTTCAGAAGCGTGTAAATGAAATCGTTTACAGTCAGAAAAAGCCGGCTAAAAAATCCGTTGACACCGTTGCCCGCGAAGTTATCGCCGGTAAGTGGGGCAATGGCGCGATTCGAAAAATCAGACTCAAAGCGGCGGGCTATGATCCTGCCGAAGTTCAGAAGAAAGTAAATCAGCTGCTCAAATAAGGAGGACAAGCACATGGAATACATAAAAGCATTTTGGGACAGCTGCGGAATGGGCATTCTTTGCACCATTCTGACAGCTATAGCATCATACCTCGGCGTATGCGCGAAGAAGCTCTTTCAGAAGTATTTTGACGACAAGACGAAGAAAGCGGTTGCCAAGACCTGCGTCGAGGCTATCGAGCAGCTCTACAAGGATCTACACGGTCAGGAGAAATATGATAAAGCTGCTGAAGCAATCGTTGAGATGCTGAATGAAAAGGGCATAACGATTACCGACCTTGAGCTGAAAATGCTGATAGAAGCCACGGTGAGCAAATTCAATGAAGCGTTCCGTAAAGACTACGGATTTGATGATGTCACAGAGGAGGTAACAAAATGATAACTGCTATTGTTTTTAACCTCATGAACATGCTCGGGCTTTACGGCGCTTGGGCGGTCGTGCAGATTCTCAAGCTCTTCGGAGCGATTTAAAAGTTTTTCGGAGCGATTTAAAACACAACCGGGCAGGGGATTTTCCTCTGCCCGGTTTTCTGCTTTATAAAATAAAGTACGCGGCCCTCGGTCTGACCGAGAGCCACAAGAAGAAATAGGATATAGAGCCGGAGGCTCTTTATTGCATTATAGCACGATTCTTTATAATTGCAAGAAAAAAGTGTTCACAATTTGTTCCCAACCGTTGAAAAATCAGCTGTTTTGAGGACACATGAGAAAAATACAGGACTCTGCCCCCGAACAAAATAAAAATCCCGAAACTGTTATATATCAACGGTTTCGAGATTTTTATTTTGGTGATCCATCGGAGATTCGAACTCCGGACACCTTGATTAAAAGTCAAGTGCTCTACCGACTGAGCTAATGGATCATATCCTTTTCGCCGTGCGGAAGCTGTATCCGCAAATCAGCTTGATTATCATATAATATTTGCTCGAAAAAGTCAAGCCTTTTTTGCATTTTCTTCCCATTGTTTTCACTCTTTATGATAAAGCGCACTCATTTGGCCCGAATATTCATTCCCGCCCGGCAGATACTATTCAGAGAAAACTGCCGGAGGCGCATTCTATGAAGATACTTTTTTATGATACAAAGCCGTATGACCGCGAGGCGTTCGAGAAGCTTGCGGACAAATATCCCGACATTGAAATAGACTATCTCAAGACGGATATCTCTTACCGCACCGCGCCGCTCTCAAAAGGCTATGACGCCGTGTGCCTGTTCGTCGCGTCCGATGTCGGCAGGCGGGTGGTGGATATCCTCGCCGAGAACGGGGTCAGGCTCATTCTCATGCGCTGCGCCGGATATAACAATGTCGATCTTCCGGCGGCGCAGGAGCACGGTATCTCCGTTATGCGCGTGCCGGGGTATTCGCCCGAGGCAATAGCCGAGCATGCCCTCGCGCTCGCGTTCGCCGTCAATCGCCGCATACACAAGGCTTATATAAAAGTGCGCGAAAACAATTTCAGCCTCATGGGATTGACGGGAGTCAACTTCTGCGGCAAGACGGCGGGAGTCGTCGGCACGGGAAAGATAGGCGCGTCGTTTGCGCGAGCCTGCTGCGGGCTAGGGATGAATGTTATCGCCTATGATAAATATCGGAACCCCTCGCTCGACTTCGTTCGATATGTCGAACTCGATGAACTTCTCGGCGAAAGCGATCTGATATCCCTCCATTGCCCGCTGACCGAGGAGACCTATCATATGATAAATATCAACGCAATAGAGCGGATGAAGGACGGCGTTATCCTCGTCAACACCTCGCGCGGCGCGCTGATAAGCACGCCCGATCTTATAAAAGGTATAAGGCAGCATAAATTTATGGGCGTCGGGCTCGATGTGTATGAGGAGGAGACGCACAATG